TCAGTTGGTAGAGCAGCGGATTGAAAATCCGCGTGTCGGTGGTTCGATTCCGCCCCAGGCCACCAAGTTTTGCAAGGGAACGGACGCTTCGGCGTCCGTTTTCGTTTCTGGCACTGTGCCAGGTTTGTGCCACAGCGTGCCAACGTTGTCCGCGTAGGCAGCAACGTGGTCCCGGCCCAGGTGCGCGTACCGCAGCACCATCTGGTAGCTGGCCCAGCCGCCAAGCTGCTGGAGCACCGGCAACGGCGTACCGGCCTGAACGTGCCAGCTCGCCCAGGTATGGCGCAGGTCATGGAACCGCAAACCGTGCAGGCCGGCCCGCGCACAGGCCTTTTGCCATGCATGGTTGTAAATCCGGCCCACCGGGGCGCCCTTGTAATTGAAGACGTAGCGCTTCTTCTCCTTTGCCTGCTCCGCCAGCACAGCGAGTGCGTCTTCGTTGAGCGGCACAGAGATCACTTTCCCCGCCTTTGCCTGGTCGGCATGAATCCATGCCACTGCGCGATCCATGTCGACTTGCGACCACTCCAGCAGCCGAACGTTGGATTCCCGCAACCCGGTCGCAAGTGCGAAGCGCGCCATCTGCCGCAGGTGCGGTGGCAGTTCGGCGAGCAGGCGTTGCGCCTGCGGGCGCGTCAGCCAGGTAAGCCGAGCATTGCTCTCCGAAAGCTTGCGGATGGGCGGGACCGCGTCGATCCAGCCCTCGGCGTGACAGTGATGCAGTACGACCGACAGCGCGGCCATGTGGCGATTCACCGTGGCGCCAGTCACGCCGTCCTGCAACTTCGCCTCGATGAGGGCTTGGATGCGGTCGCGGCCGATGTCCCTGACACATTCCCCTTTCAATTGAGCGGTGAGCCAGCGCAAGCGCTGCTTCGTGGTCTCCAGTGATCGCAGGTGCTGGTTCTGCTTGAGCCAGTGCACAACAGCGGCCTCCCAGGTCACCGACGGCCGCTCGCCTAGCTTCTTTTGCCGCCAGTAATCGTTCGCAACCTTGGCGGCAAGCTCTTCCGCCGCCCGGCGGTCCGTGGTGCCAGTAGATTGTCTAATTCGCGTGCCGTCGATGCTGAGGTCAAACCACCAAGGCCCTGCTTTTTGTCGTTTGTAGAACCGCATTTCTCTGTCTTCTCGTATCGCTGGCGAAGCCAATCTATCACATCAACATCCACCAAAACCCAGGCCCGGCCTACCTTCGCGGCCGGCAGACCCTGGTGCCGGATGCACTCAGAAACCGTCTCTGGCGTGGTGAACAGCCACGCAGCGGCCTCTTCCAAATTCATCGTCCTCATGGTCGCCCCCGCCTATCGGCAGCGCGACACGGGGCGAGCACAGGCAGCGCAACCTGTGGATCCGTGGATGCATGCCCCCACGCGCATAACTCTTTGATCGAAAAGGATTTTTGTTCCACGGGTTTCCACAGGTTGGCCGTTTCCGACCCGTGGAATCCGTGGATGAAAAAATAGGCAGGTCTCGGAAGCCGTGGAAAAACGCCCTCAACCCGTGGATGGCCTTGCGCGTGCTCTGCCTGCCTTTTTCCCTGCCCTTTCTCCTTCTCTTTCAATGATTTAGAGAGAGAGAAAGAGAGGGGCGCGGGCCGGACGGCCAAAACGCGACCCGTGGAAAAAGCACGGCAACCCGTGGAAAAACGGCACCGACTTGTGGACGGGTTCGCTTGGGGAATCAATGACTTAGCGCGACGGAAGCCTGATTTCCACGGGTTTTCTGCACTGCCTGACTTCCCCCATTGGCAAAAGCTATGCGCCCCCCTTTCTTCAAGGGCCGCGCCGAAGGCCCCCGGCCGGCTCTCTGGTGAAGGGGGTGTAGGGGAAACGGCGAGCGCGGCAGCGGCCAGCGCTTGGTCCCGGAGCTCGATGGCGGTCAGCAGCACGCGCCGGCGGCGGCCCTGCAGGGTCAGGTACTGCGCCGACTGGCGCACGGGGCGGTAGGCGCGGGTGTGCTGCGCCAGGCGTGTGTCAGGCGTGCGCAAGGGCGTCCTCCTTGATGGCGACCGACAGGCCGTAGCCGGCCAGGCGGGAGAGCGAGATCGGCGTCAGGTGTGCGACGCGGCGGGTGAAGATCGTGCGCTCGACTTCCTTCTCGCCGGCCACGACGCCCGCGTTGTAGAGCTGCTTCTTGAAGACGCGGTCGGACTTCACCGGCAGGCTGTTCCACTTCTCGCGCAGCGCGTTGCTGTGCGCGATGTGGTCCATGATGTGGCTGGTCCGCAGCAGGATGCAGTGCTCGCCCTCGACGGTGTCGAACGCGTGCGGGAACGAGTACTTGCCCGCGTCGACCTCCGACAGCGCGGTTTCCATGATCCAGACCCACGGCTCGCGGTCGGCGCTGGTCTCCGCGATGTGCGTGTTCATCTCGGTCAGCAGGTCATTGATGAAGTTGCCCGCGCTGTGGTCGACGCCGGCGAACTCGGCCAGGTAGCGCCAGGCGGTCATGACGGCCGCGTAGTTGGTCAGCATGCGCTTGGCGCCTTCGTCCTGGCCCGAGGCGCGCGCCATGCGCGTGCAGTAGGCGTGGATCTTCCGGTACTCGGCCAGGACGACAGCCTTGTCGAGGCCGGCCAGGAATTGCAGCCACTGTTTGACGGGGAAGCGCGGCAGGTCGTCGGGCATCATCGGCCCCTTCTTGCCGGTCAGCGTCGTGCGCACCAGCTTGCCGAGCAGGCTGCGCACGGGCACGTCCTCACCGGCCAGCATCACGGGCGCGCTGATGAGGTATTCCGTCATGTCGGTGCCGCGCTTGGTGACCGTGTACTGGTAGTTCTCCTGCAGCAGGCCCACGGCCTTGTCGATGATCTCCTGCCGGCGCGCAGACAGCTCTTCCCATCCGACCGGGTGGCTGGTGTGCGACACGCTCGTCAGCAGCCGGAACTCGGTCTGCAGGCTCTGGCCGGAAAACATCGTGAAGGCTAGGGCGCGCTCAAGGCGCTTGATGAGCGTCGACTTGCCTGCGCCCTTGTCGGCCTGCACCGTCATATGCGGCCAGAAGCCCAAGAGCGCCTTCAGGTGGCCGCCAAGCGCCCATACCAGCGGAATGGTGGCCGCGTTCTGCTTGAACGTCGCCTGAAACGCCTCGAGCACCGTGCGCGCGTCCTGTTTCGGCCCGCTCGGGAAGGTGAGGTTGTGGTACGGGCACTGCTTCTCCGGCTCGGTGAAATAGCAGTCCGGCCCCTCGTTGACGATCAGGCGGCCGTCGCGCCAGGCCAGGCCAACGAAGTTGGCCGCCTCACGCGCGCCGAGATCAGCCGTGCGCTCCAGGATGTTGACCATGCGTTTGAACGGCGCCGGCGCCCAGATCGGGCCGAACTTGCCCCACAGGTCGGTGTTATGGAGCTGCTCGTCCATCATCACGCGGCGGATGAGCTTTGCGCCGTGGCGCGGCGCCTGGACAGATACCGCGAAATAGACGGTCGGGGACTGGTCCGGGTCACCGGTCATGGTCGACGTGGCGCTGGCCACGGATACGCGGCTGATGGAGGCGATACGGAAGCCGCAGAGGTCGGTGTACACCGGTGTCTCCACGTCGCTGTCGCCTTGGCGGTCCATCTTGGTGATGTAGCTGGTGAAGTCTGGCTTCACGCGGAAGCGCCAGTACTGCGCGTAGTCGTGCGCAGGCAGGTAGACGCGGGGCCGGCCCTTGCGGGTGTCATCGCCCGCCATGCCGGCGATGATCCATGGCTCGTACTTCTCCAGCGCCCGCGCGAGCTGCTCCGGGCCGCGCGCCTGCAGGTAGTCGTTCACATCATTGATCGCTTCGGCCGACGTTTTCTCGTCGTTGAGGCCTTTGACCCATTCCGTCTGGTCGACCAGCATCGCGCTGATGTTCAACGCGGTCAGGCGCTCATACAGCGCCCAGGCGGCCTCCGGGCCGGGGCGCTGCCCCGCGCGCGGGTGGCCGCGCTCGAACGGGTCATCGTTGTCCATGCAGATGACGCACTGCTTGCCCTGGAGGAAGGAAAAGTCGATGCCGTCGACGTTGGACAGGCCGCGCAGGGCGAACGCCGCAGCGCCGGGGATGTTGCACGTGTCGATCGACAGTGCGTTGATGGCGGACTCCACCAGGAACACGCGGCGCGCCCGCGCCAGGCGAGCGGGGTCAGACGTCCAGCCGTAGCCGGTCTTCTCGCCCTGGCTCTGCGTCTTGACGTTGCCGTTCTGCGCCGGATCCAGATAGCGCATGTCGACGGCCACCACGTGGCCCGGGTTCAGCGACCTGACGATGAACGCTGCAGCGGGCCCGCCGTATCCGACTTCCCCCGGGGCGCGCTTCGGGCTGACCCAGGTGTTGAAGCCCAACGTACGCGCCCGGATGGCGGCGTCGATGGCCGCGTCGGAGATGCCGCGGCCCTTCAGGTAGTCGCGCACCCGATCGCGGTCCGCGTAGCAGCGATCGGCAATCAGCTCGACGAGGGTCTTGTCGCGGCTCTCCTGGCGGCCGGCCGGCTTGTCGAACGGGATGGCGTAGGTTTCGTGCAGCCACTTCACCGCTTCGGACACGGTGCCGCCTCGCGCCAGGATGACCAGGTCGACGCAGGATCCGCCTTCGCCGGTGCTGTGGTCTTTCCAGCCCGTGCCGTGCGTGGGGTGGTTAACGAAGATCGACAGAGACGGGTTCTTGTCGGCGTGCAGCGGCGAGTGATACAGCGCCTTGTCGCCGCCGGCGCCGCGTTTGATGCCCAGGCGTTCAGCCAGGTCGTGGAGGTCGATGCGCTGCTTCAGTTCGTCAATCGTTGCCATGCTTGTACAGCCTCAAAGGATCTCCGGCACGGTTGGTTGAGCGGCAGCGCCGGCCACCCACTCGCAGCCGTTCCAGTGCGCGAAGCGGCCGAGCTGCCGCGCGTAGTAGTCGCTGCCCTGGATGTTCCAGACAGGGACCGGCACGCCGCGCAGCCAGCGCAGGACGATCTCGCGGCCGATGTGCTCGACCAGCACGCCGGCGTCGTGGTCCCCATGCTTGACGGGCTGGTGCTGTGCGACGTGCCACAGAGCGGCCAAGTACTCGTCGCTGACGTTCGGTAGACGGTCGGTGTCGATCTCAAAAACGAAGGCTTTCTTCATGGTGGTAGCTGGATGAAGGTCAGTCGTCCCGTTCGCCGGCGGCGCGGCGCTTCAGGTCGACGGTGGGAGGGCAAGCGCGGCGGCGCAGCCGGGGTGCCAGCGCTGCCGCAGCGGCGACGACAGCCGCGCGCAACAGCGGCGGCATCGCGTCGTAGGGGGTTTTGAGGGCGAGGAAGCGGTGGGTCCAGCGCACGTCCGCTTCCGTGATGGCTGGCCTAGCCATGGTGTGCGCTCCGCATGACGAACCCGCGCCACACGCCGTGGCCGTAGCACACGGTGAAGAAGATGGACGCGGTGAACATGCCGGCCTCGCCGGTGACGTGTGTGAGGTACAGCCACGCGGGCTGGCCGAGCAGGCCCACCAGCGCGCCCCACCGCTGCGTGCGCGGGCTGTAGTTGAGCAGCGCGACGGACGCCAGCGCCGTCAGCAGCATCCAGAGGTTGACGAGGGCGAGCATCATGCGACCCCCATGCAGAAGCGGTAGGCCAGGATGCCGGTCACGCAGATCCCACCGGCGACGCACGTCACAGCGATCCGAAGCAACGTGCGGAAGAGACGGTCGCTGGCCGAGTCGTTCAGCGCACCCTCGGCGGATGCCGAATCGTTCCTGACGCGCCAGGCGAACCACAGGCCAACCGTGACGGCCTGGACGGCCAGAGTGGCGGCGATGGCCACGAGCTGGAGAGCGGTCATGCGGTCCTCCCAATCAGGCGGGCGGATCCGCTGGACGCGGGCATGCCCACTGCCTCGAGGGAGCCCATCACCAACATGAGCGCGTCGGTGCTGGAGGCAGCGATGGTGTGGAACGACAGGCGCCGGCCGCCGGCGGCAATGCGTACGAGGAAGGCTTTCATGGCACCCCCTCAGGCCACGCCGGGCAACGTCTGCTGGCTGGCGATTGGCGCAAGCTTGGCCAGCGGCTGAGTGCTCATGCCGAGCAACCTCGAGACATGCAGCAGGTTGGCGTGCAACTCCTGCGCAATCGGCAACGACGTTGCTGCGCCCAACTCGCGCACCAGCGCCCCGCGATAGCGCAGCGCCGCCAGGTGCTGCGGTACCGTGAGCGCTGCCACCTTTCGCGGCACCTGCCGCCCCTCCAGCACGTCGAGCACCCAACGGCGGAAGGCCTTGGCGCGCTCCGTGCGAGCCAGCATGCCCAACAGGTAGCAGCCGCGCGGACTGAAGATGCGCACCGGCTGGCGGCCGCCGGCGGTGTCCAGTTCGACCACCTGGGTCATCTCCTCGGTGAACTCGTCGGCGTTTCGATCGAACAGATTCTTGATGTTCTGCGCCGGGTTTTCGTAACCCAAGGCATATCCAATTTGGATACCCCTTAGCCACGGCACGTTGCGCACGTCGACAACATCAAACTCGACGTGCTCGAACACCAGAACAGCGGTTTCGGGAAGGCTCTGCATGACAACTCTCCTGAGAGAAAGCCGCGCATTGCGGCGTTTTTTGGGCAAAAGAAGCCCCCCGCGCCTAAAAAGGCGCGAAAGCAGACGCGAGGGGAACGGGGGTAAGAGCTAGACCGTCAGCCTGTCAGCAGATCCAACTGACGGGGGTTGGACGGAAGCAGGCGGGTACGGCCGACTGGCAAATAGGCCTTGGGGTTCGGCCGCATGCTCGGCGCGATTGTCCGCACTGCAGAAAGGATGACCACGCAGGTGTAGGCGCATTCCACGTCGGGGCATTGCACGTACAGCTCGCGTGAGAGCAGGCTGACCTCGCGGCTGGTGCGGATGTGCATACGCGAGCCGCAGTGCGGGCATTTGATTTTCATTCCAGGGTTCTCCCGCATTCGCCCAGGCCTTGCCGGGCGCATTCACACGACATGCCGACTTCGCCGAGGGTGGCGACGGCGTCCAGATACTTGCAGGTGACCAGGATGTAGCCCACCGAGCGGACAAGGATGTCGATCTTGTCGATGGTGACCCCTTGGTCGCCGTTGAGGAAGCGGCTCATGGCCGAGTTGTCCCAGCCGACGGCCTGTGCGACCTCCTGGCGCTTCGGCCCCGAGAGAGCTCGGCGGAGGGCGTGTTCGATCAACTGAGGCTGACGCATCTCGCTCAATCCTCCGCAATCGAAGTTGTGTGACGTTGCGTAGCCGCAGACGTAGGCTGCGAGGCGTCGGCGGCCATGCCTTTGATGATGAGTAGCCGGGCCATGCTGGAGAGAGAGCACCGCTGTTTTTTCGCGCGAGCCTCAACGGCAGCTTGTTCGTCCGGCATGAGGCGCGTGACGAGCGGCCGCCGGGTGAGAACACCGCGCGGCGACCGGGCAACCGGCAATTTGGGCGTGGTCATGGCGATATACTTGGGCTGAGTTAGTGTTACACAACAACCGCAATTTAGTACGCGATTGCGTACATGTCAACGGAATCTGTGCTTTGTCGGAAACATTTTCAGAGCGTCTACGGGAAGAACGAAAGCGATTGGGCATGAGCCAAGAGCAATTGGCGTCCATCGGGGGCGTTCAGCGTGGCGCACAGAACCGCTACGAATCGGGCGAGAGGACACCCGATGCGGACTACCTCATGGCCGTGGCTCAGGCCGGCGTGGACGTGTCGTTTGTCCTGACAGGTAAGCCTTCTGCCAACAGCATTGCGCCGGACGAACAAGCCCTCCTCGCGGCCTATCGCGCCCTTGATGCACGCAGCAAGGCGGCTGCAATTGGTGCCGTTTCAGGACTGGCGCAGCCGGAAGCGATAACGACGAGCATTCGCGTGAAGGGCGACGTTGGCCAGTACATAGAAGGCAACGTCACGACACCGTTCACGATCGACATGAGCAAGGGCCGTAAGAAGCGGTCCTGATGGAGAGCCGCAGCCGCTGGGGAGCCGGCATGCGGCCTTTATCAACCCGCAGGTGGGGTGATAGAGGGTGAAAATGAAATGGATGGCGCAGGCGCTTAGAGGGTTGATAGCGCGTGTACGCGGAGAAATTGTTCGACTGACCGAATGTCAGTAATTTCGATACGTCTAAGTCGCTACCCGCCGGTCGTGATTGGAAAAGTTCTACGCTGGCTCTCAGCCCTTCTCGCGTGGTCAGCACCTTCCCACCTGGGTCATTAGCGTCAATCGCGCTGCCGGATAAAGTCCGGTTTCGATATCGAGCTCCGGAAGGCGAAGAGAGGACACGGACGGTGGAGGTCCACAGAACCTACTACGTGGGAGTGCACGCCTTCATTGATGGCCGAGATGCAGCCAGCAGGGAGATTCGGTCGTTCCGCCTTGATCGGATTGTTGCCGGTGTAACACGCATGGAGTCCGGAGAGATCAAGTCACCACTCGACTGGTTTCTCTCGACCGGCCCCGAATACAAGCCTGCGGGTGCAAGGGGCATGGCGGCAAGAAAAAGTTCCGCGAAGCCAAATATGTGGCAGAACGCTGTTTTTTTTGCTGGCTTTCACCCTACGCGAAGGCAACAACTTGAGGATCAGGCGATCGCAGCAGGGTGGGATGTCCGGTGGAGAATCAGCCGCACTGTCGACTACGTCGTAAAAGGTCCAATGGCAGGGCATAAGCAACTAGCGCAGGCCGAAGCCCTGTGCCTGCAAATCATCGATGAAACCACGTTCAACGTGCTGGTGTAGATAGCACGCCCAGCCCGGCAGATAGCGGACCAGCCAACACACAAAACACTCATGGCGGTCCTTTGTATTGGGGAGCGTTATTGCAGGAGGTTTCTAAGGCCCGGCCACAGGGCGAACAACAAGAGAACTTCAGCAATGCAACACAGAAGCACAGCAGTCCAGGGGGATGCTGGTCAGGTAGTCGCGGGTAACGCCACGCACGATGGCGCCACGTCCAACAACCAGCTCAGCAACGTCATCACGATCAACCACGGCCAGCCGGAATTGCCGGTGGTGCCGCTCAAGATCACCGATCTGCAGCGCAGGCAGATCTCCAGCAAGGTGGACGAGGTCATGGCCGCGACGGGCGAAACAAAGCTCGACGTCTACCGCGAAGTGCTGACCGAGTTCGGCATCGAAGAGATCAGGCAGCTTCCGAGAGACCAGTACAAGGCGGTCATGGCCATGCTGGACCGATGGGTGGCGGAAGCTCGCGGCGAGTCGGTCAACGATGGTGGCCAGAAACCAGCGGAGCAAGTCATGTCCCCGAACACTCCATGCGTCGGCTGCTTGGCCGTGTCGCTGCAGCTCGCGCGCACACGCCGTGCGCTCTCGATCGTTGCGTCCGTGGCCGTGGCTGGCGCCTGCGTCGCCGCCTATGCCGCATTTGGCACGTCCGTAGCACCAGATCCGTCAGCCGCAGCCGGCGCTGCAACCGCTGTGTGTCACCACGACGGCAAGGCGTATTCGCTCGGTAGCGTCACACGCATGAGCGACAACGTCGTCTATCGGTGCGCGGCCGTGGAGGGTGCAACAACTCCGGCGTGGGAATCGACACGCGACGCCGGCAAGCGCCGGCCGTGAGGGGACGCCTGTGACGCGATTTGGAAAAAGTCTGGCAGCTCTGACCGTGCCGCTCTGTTTGCCGGCACCCGCCGTCGCCGCGCCCGCTGATTTCCTATCAGGCTTTGAAGCGGTCGATCTGTGCGCTGTTGGGGGCTTTAACGCCATGGTGGCGAACGATGGGTGGATCAAGGGCATGGAAGCGGGGTTTAGGGACGCGCTGAAAAAGCAGCGTGACGAAGCCAAGGCCGACTTTATGCGGCGTGCGACCGTGCCGTATCACGATTGAAGGGAAGGCCTGCGCACGTCTCGCGACCTGCAGCCGGTTCCAATCGAACAACTTTCTCGTAGCCATGACACTTCTTCAAAACGACCCGCTGACTCAACTGGCGTTCTCGATCTACGAAAACAAGGGCGTGTTTGCTGTGCTGATCGGCTCAGGGCTGTCACGTGCCGCACAGATCCCCACTGGGTGGGAGATCACGCTGGACCTTATTCGTAGAGTCGCGAGCGCACAGGGAGAAGGCGACCAGCCCGACTGGGCAGCTTGGTACCGCAGTAGAACAGGAGCGGAGCCGAACTACTCCACCCTGCTTGAGGATCTTGGGAGCACCCCGGCCGAACGTCGTGCCGTCCTTCACAGCTACATTGAGCCTACGCCCGAAGACATAGAACAAGGGCGCAAGGTGCCCACGGCGGCTCACAGATCGATCGCCCGGCTTGTTGCTGCCGGATACATCCGCGTCATCATTACGACGAACTTCGACCGGTTGATGGAGAACGCGCTGCGCGACGAGGGAGTGGAGCCGACGGTCGTCAGTTCAGTCGATGCGCTCGCCGGCGCGGAGCCTTTGACGCATAGCCGTTGCTATGTTCTCAAGCTGCACGGTGACTACAAGGATGCGCGGATTCTCAACACAGATGAAGAGCTGAGCACGTACCCTGACGCTTACAACACGCTGCTGGACCGCATTTTTGACGAGCATGGCCTCATCGTGTGTGGATGGTCAGGGGAGTGGGATCACGCGCTGCGTGCGGCCATGTTGCGAGCCCCCAATCGTCGCTATCCGGTGTTTTGGGCGACGCGGGGCTCCCCGGGCGACGGCGCGCAACAGTTGATCGCTCATCGACATGCGCGCGTGATTGAGATTGCCGGTGCGGATGAGTTTTTTGAAGGCGTCCAGCAGCGAGTGTCGACTCTTGAGAGAAGCCGGCAACAGAATCCCGACAGCATTGAGCTTCTGGTTGCTGCTACAAAGCGATTTCTTTCTGCACCAGAGTATCGGATCGATCTCGAAGATCTATTTGCTCGAGAACTTTCACGGCTTCAGTCGAAGCTGGATGCCGAAAAGCTGCCGGCGCAGGGACAGTTCACGCAAGAGGAATTTCGAAGAAGAGTGGCCCTGTACGAGGCGCTTACGGAGCCTCTTGGGCGGATCGCAGGTGTTGCGGGAAGGTGGGGTGACGGACGTGACTGGGACTTAATCGTCAACGTAATACACTCTCTATATCGGTCCGCGCAATCGGTCCAGGACGGCCTACTCGTTTATCTCGGCCTGCGGTCTTACCCTGCCGTGTTGGTCTTTACCGCGTACGGAATTGGCCTAGTCCGTGCCGGACGTTGGGACATTCTCTATCGCCTATTCTCGTACCTGATTGACAGGGAGGGACGAGAGCCTAAGCGCTTGGTCGAAACACTGTTTGCGCAGGTGTGGAGCGGGTCGTACAACAACGTTTTCCAGCAACTGGAAGGTCTCGAACGGCACCACACGCCATTGAGCGACCGGTTGGCAAGCATCATGGAGCAGTGGAGGCGCAGCTTTATCGGTGTGGACGCCGACTTCCCCGCGACTTTCGATAGGTTTGAATTGCTCGCCTGCCTATCTTTCTTGGATAAGTACACTGAAGAACAGCTTGCGGCTGCTGAAAGTAGCCAGAATGGCTACGTAGTACGTATGCCCGTCGGACGATTCGTTTGGCACACATCTACATGGCTCACAAACAAGACTGCTTTGGAAGATGCTTCGCAGGCTTCCGGGGTTTTGGCAGCAGGATTTGCGAAGGGAAGCCAGCGGTTTATGCAATTGTTTCTCAGACTGATCGAGCAGCGCGAAGAGAAGATGTGGTAATTCAGGACCTTCCGCCCGTACCTACTTCTTCCAGCCTTTCCGGCTGGATCTCCAGTTCGAGCGTGGTCGTGAAACCGCCGCCGCCACTCACGCGGTGAACGACCTTCCCGACAGACCAACCCGTGTTGTCGATCTGCGGTTTCCAGCCGCGCACCTTGGCATGCAGTGAAGGGAAGAGCTCGGCCCGCCCGCGCGCCAGCGTGATGGTGAAGGTCGCCATGCCGCGCTGGATCTTGCGCCACTCGCTACGGGCCGCGCGCTCCGCGTTGGACTTGGACGCGTACGTGTGCCGCAGCACCTTCACGTTTTCCGGGTTGGGCGCGGCCTGCACGGTTTCCGGCTTCTTCTTCCCCTTGCCGGCGTCCGGCTTCTCTTTGACGGCGGCGGCGTTGGAAGCGTCGATGACCACTTCGCCGCGCACGCCCGCGCGCGTGTCCTGGTAGTAGGCCTTCACGCCGTTGTAGTTCTCGCGGTCGGCAATGCTGAACGTGTGCGTGTCGCCGACTGCCCGGGTGATGGTGACGGGTGGCAGCGCGAGGCCGGATCCGTTCGTGGGCTCGCCGGCGGGGATGAAGAGCAGCGTGCCGTTCTTCACGGTAGCGATCGCGTCGAACTCCTTTGCCAGGCGGGACAGGAAGTTGGCATCCGACTCGCCAGTCTGGTCGACGTGGGCAATGACCAGGTCGGCCAGCTTCTTACCGACCATCCAGGTGAACTTGTTGCGCATGGCGATCGCCTGCACCACCTCGCTGACCGTCTTGCCGACGTAGGAGTTTTCGCGGCGGGTGGTGAGCCCGCCGTCCATCTCCGCGCTGCGCGCACGGATGATGAGGCGATCGGGCGGCCCGGTGTGCTCGAGCTCGTCCACCTTGTACGTCCCTTTGTTGACCACGCCAGTATCTGCCCAGCCGAGGGACAGCGACAGCCGCACGCCTTTCTCGGGCAGATCCAGCTTGCCGTCGGTGTCGTCGAGCTCGATGTCGAGCTGATCGGCCTCGAAGCCGCAGTTGTCGGTCAGCGTGAGCTCGATGAGTCGGTCCTGGAAGCGCCCGGTAATGTCCTTGCCGTTGAGGGTCAGCCGGTACACCGGGCGCGGCGAAAGGGCGGTGGTGCTCAGATCCGTCATCGCAGGAGCCCCGTTAGAACGCTGGCCGCCTTGGAGAGCAGACCGTCATCGGCCCGCGTGAGCTTGATGGTGAAGTCGCACACGCGCGCGGCGCCGTCCTGGAAGAAGTAGGTACGGGTCGTGTCGACACTGTCGATGTAGAACTGCCCGTAGTAGTGGCCGGTGCCCTCGATGAGGGTGTAGGCATCGCCGGTGTCGCCCATCAGCTCAAGCGCGGTGAGCGTCCATTCGCCGCCGGTCAACTCCGGCAGCAGCTTGCCCGCCAGGGTGACGGTTTCGTCGTCCGGGCCGGTGTACTGGTGTGACGGCCGGCGGCCGACGCGGTTGTGGCCCGGGTGGCGCCAAGCCACCTGTCGCTTGAATTCCTGGTAGGGGGCCGTGTCCAGGCTGAACACGAAAAGCCCCAACGCCATCATCATGGTCAGTCCCTATCGGAAAGGCGCGAGCGCGCACGCGCCGCGTTCTGGTTCTCGATCTTGCGCAGCTCGTCGCGCACCGCGTGTGCGATGGCTTGCGGGTCCATGCCGGCCTGCGGGTAGATGTTGATCGTGATGGGCCCGAAAGCCGCAGGCGCCGCGGTCACGCCAACGGCGCTCGTAGAGAGTGGGGGCCGGGTGTCGAACGTTACGGGCGCGGCGATCGCCGGCGCTGTGCCGATGGCCACGCCGGCGCCGATGCCGGCGAGCTTGGACGCCATGCGCTGCACGGTGCCCAGCGGGCCGCCTTCGCCGTCGGCCAGGCCTTCCTGCAGGCCGGCCATGGTGAAGGCCCCCAACGCGGCGAAGACGCGGCTGGGGCTGTGGATGCCCAGCTTCTCTTTGAAGAGTCCGATGGTGCGATCCGCAACGCCGCCCACGGCGTCCACCACCCAGCCGATCGCGCCCTTGATGCCGTTGGCAAGGCCCTGAATGATGTTGGCGCCGAACTCGGTGAACTTGGTCGGCACCTCGATTCCGAACCACTGCATGACCGTGGCAAACGCGGCGTGGAAGAGCCCCAGCGGCGACCAGTTGAGCACCAGCGCGCTCACGCCGCCAATGCCGCCGTTGAACGCCTCTTTCACCTGGCCCCACAGGCCCCGGAAGAAGCCGCTGATCGGCTCCCAGTACTGGTAGATGAGGTAGGCGGCCACGCCGATGGCCGTTACCAGGAGGCCGATGGGATTCATCAGCAGCACGCGCCCGAGCAGGCCTACAGCGCGCATCACCCACGTGAAGGCGCCCGCTAAGCCTCGGAGTACACCGGACAGCACGCCGCCGGCGATGCCCATCTTGCCCATGACCAGGTACAGCATGGCGTACGGCCCAAGCACGGACGCAACGGCCAGCATGATCGGGCCGAGCACGAGCAGCGAAGCGGCGAGGGCACCGAAGCCGACTGCCATCGCCTTGGCGAGGCCAGGATTCTCCTGCATGAATTTCGTCACGCCGCTGGCAGCGCGTGCGACCCATTCCAGAGCGCTCGCGTAGAGTGGCAGTACCTTCTCGCCGATCTCCTTCTGCAGGTCGTGGACCTTGGCGAGCGTGTCGATCTCCTTGCCCTGCGGCAGGGCTTTCGCACGGGCGTCGAGCTGGTCGATGCCGTCGGCGCCCTGGTTCAGCCGCATGTTCTTGTGGATCTGCTCGCGCTGCATGTACATCTGGGCGAACAGGTTGGCGGCCGTGCGGTTCGAGAAGATGCTGCCGATAGTGTCCTTGATCTGGTCGGGGTCGGTAATGCCCTTGGAGGCCAGGGAAGGCAACAGCACCTGCTCGAGCCAGGCGAACTGGTTCTGCCGGAACAGCTCGGCCCCCTTGAGCGCGCCCGGATTCATGAACGTGAGCTGGCCGGACTTGTCGTGCTGGACCTTGCTCTGGTCGGCAATGAGGCCGAGCGCGTCCAGGTTGCGCGCCACGCGCTTGGTGGTGCGACCTTGGTACAGGTTCTGATACGCGCTCATCATGGCCGTGCCGACGGTGTTGCCGCCCATTTCCTGCACGAGCGGCTCGAGCGTGTAGTAGAAGGCCTCGTTCTCCACGCCCTTGGCGGCCAGCCCGCCGCGCTTGATGACCTGCAGCCACTGATCGGCCTGCACGCGGCCGCCGGTGGCCGTGATGACCTTCTGCACCATGTCGGCCTGCTTGCGGAACTCTTCGGGGCTGGAAAGGCCGCCGCGCAGCTCCACGACCTTGAGCAGATCCAGGAACAGGCGCTCGTTCTCCGCCCCCTGCGCCTGGCCGAAGACCGCCGCGTTGGCGAACTTCATCTTGGCGAGGGTGGGCAGCACCATTTCCGCGTGGTGGGCGTCCGCGAACACGCTCAGGGCGTCGCGCATGAGCTCGGCCTTGTCGACCTGGCTCACGCCGTACGCCTTCATCTGCTTGGCGAACTCGATCGATTCCTTCGTGGCGGCATCGCCCAGGCCCAGCGCGGCGATGCGCGTCTTCTCGAGCTCGTAGTGCTTCGATTCACCGATGCCCTTCCAGATCGGGGCGCCGGTCGCCATGCCCGCAACGGACGCGCCGGCGCCCGCTGCAGCCAGGTTGCCGGCGCGCGTGCGGATCCGCTCGGCGGCCTGCTGCGTGGCCGCCTGTGCGCGTGCCCGTGCGTTGTGTGCCTTGAGCCGGGCGTCCTGGTCGGCCAGCGCCCGCGTGGCGGCGGCCGTGGCGGTTCGTAGGTGCTCCTGGTACTGCGCCATGGTCATCGTGCCGCGACCGGCCTGCTGCAGGCTCTCGCGGACCTCGGCAAGCTGCGCCCGCTGCGCCTGATACTTGCTGGCGAGGCGTTCTGACTCGGCCGACGCTTTCCGGAACTGCTGCACCAGCCTGGCGTTGGGAGATTCGGCGGCCTGCACAGCCTGGGTGAGCCGCGCCACGCGCTCTCGCGCGGCCTTCAGCTCGGTGGCGGTCTGGCCGATGTTCGCGCGGAGCTTGGCGAACTGCTCCGTCAGCCCCTGCGCGCGCTCCAGCGCCTTCATCTGGTCGCGCGTAGCCTTCATCGAGCGGGCGAGCTCGTTATTGGCCTTGAGCAGGTCGCGGACCGGGCGTGTCGCCTTGTCGACGGCCTGCAGGACGACCTCAAGGCGCAGGCGGCGGGCGTCGCTCATTGCTGCGCCTCGCTACGCTCCCGGGCGCGCTCGCGCCACTCCATCAGCTCCATGATGCCCATGGCGTACAGCTCCTCCAGGCGGAAACCGAAAATCACTGCAACGTCGGCTGCGGCGTCTTCGACTCGGTCGGGTAGCCGTCCTCCTTGGCTTCCTTCGGCAGCAAAAAAGTCGTGACCTCGCTTGCCAGCTTGACCAGGTCGGCCGGGTCGAGCTTGCTCACGTCGGCCGTGGTGAGCGTGGGGGCGGTGATGCGCGGCAGCACCGTGTGCAGCGCGGTCACGTCCATGCGCATCAGGTCCATGAGGCTGACGCCACGCAGCTCGCCGGAGCCCGGCTTGCGCACGGTGATGGTGGTGATGTCCTGATCGCCGCGCTTGATGGGCGTGTCCAGAGTGACGGTGTTGGTGAGTTGGTCCATGGTGACGAGAGCAAAGAGGAAGGGGAGAGGGATGGCCCGCTGCAGGCGGGCCGCGTTGCACACCGCGTGCGATTAAAGGCCGATGGCGCGGCGCTGGTCGGCCAGGCGGTCGACGCCGAAGACGGTTTCGATGAAGTTCACGTGGTCGAGCTCGATCCACACCTCGCCGTTGACGGTGAGCTTGTAGTACGACAGCGACGACTTGACCTTGAACGGATCTTTGCTGCCGGCCTTGGCTTTGCCGAAGGTGAGCTCGGTGTGGCGGCCGCGCACGACGATTTCAACGGCGTCCACCTCACCGCTGTCTTCACGCTGATAGGAGCCGGCAAAGCGCAACATTGCGCCGTCGACGGTGGTGGTGCCGTACTGCTTGAGAATCTCGCGCATCGGGCCGCCGTACGTCGTCTCCATCTCCAGCTTTTCATTGCCGAGATCGATCTCGACGGGGCCGTTCATGCCGCCTGCGCGGTATTCCTCGAGTTTGCGGGTGAGCTTCGGCAGGTCGATTTCTTCGACCTCGCCGGCGTGCGTCACGCCGTCCGCGAAGACGTTGAAGTGCTTAAGGATGCGTGGAAGTGCCATGGTCGTTCCTTGTCAGATGGGTTGCGCCGCAGCTCAGGCCGCCTTCACCGCGTCGGCGAACTGCATCAGGTAGCGGTCGGTGATGCGCTGGCGGAAGGTGAGGTCTTCCAGCGGCGGGACCGGCGTGTAGTCGTAGTCGATGGCGAGCTTGCCGGCCTTGAGCGTGTCCTTGTCGTTGACGGCCGGGTCGTACCAGGCTTCGCCGCCGAGCAGGTAGCCGTTGCGCACGAGGTTGCGCAGCTTGGCGTTGATCTGCTCGAGGATGTCGCGCACCAGCGACGGCGTCATGGGCAGGTCGACTGCCCACATGTGCGCCTCGGCCATCGTGTCGGCCAGCACCTGGGCGGTGCGGGTGTAGTTCTCGAACTTGAACAGCGGATCCTGGCTGCAGGTGTGAGAGCCCCAGAAGCGGAAGCCCTCCTGGCGGATCAGCGTGGTGACGTCGTGCGAGTTCAGATAGCCGGCGTCCGTGGCGGGGTTCTGCAGATCCCAGTACACATCGCGCGAGAGGCCCGTCACACCGTTGACTGGCACGTTGGACAGCGTTTTGTGCCAGCCGGTCTCGTTGTCGATCTTGGCGCGCAGGCCCACCGCTCGCGCCGTTGCCCACAGCGTGCGCTCCGCATTGGCGGCGGTGTCCCAGCCCACGAACTCGGGCCACATGACCATCAGCTCACGCGCGGCGAAGTTCTGGCGGTAGGTGGTGGCTTCTTCCTTGGTGGCGCAGCCTGCGGCGTTTGCATAGGCGAACGCGCGCAGCTTCTGCGCGATGGTGACCAGCTCGGTGGCCACCGGCAGAGTGTCGAGGCCAGGAACCGCGAGGATGCGCGGCGTCACGCCAAAGCGGCTGCGTGCCGACAGCAGTGCCTTCATGCCGGTGTAACGGCCTTCGGCGCTCGTCGTGCCGATCAGGTTGCTGTTGGTCTCGCCCTCGGCCTTGCCTTCTGCCACGCGGACCACGACGGTCAGGGGGCTGGACTGGTCGGCGATCGCCTGCAGGGAGCGGGCAAGCGTGCCTTTGTCGCCGGCCTTGCCGATGGCGCCCTGCACGTCGGTCAGCAGGACCGGCGTGTCGAGGGGGAAGGTAGCGACGTCCGCATCGTCGGCCGTACAGACGATGCCGGCCACAGCGGTCTCGATGGTGCGGATGGGGCGAGTGCCTTCGTTGATTTCAACGACGCGTACGCCGTGGTGGTAGTCGGTGGGCATGCATTCCTCCGGGTAGGTCCGACGATGAATCGTCCCGGTAGGATGCGGCGCGCGCGCGCGAAAGTCCCGTGGCCCTTGTTGTGGCGCGCGGTGCCACAACAAGGCGCCGTGCTGAACTGCAACAGGGCCGCCCTAGGCACCAGCGGGCAACCATCCCTGCAGGTCGGTCGGCACTTCGGGCCAAGCGAAATTGAGCGGGAAACCCGGCAGCGATGTCACGTCACGCAGCGCCTGACGGTACTGGCCTGCCACCCGCATGCGTTCCATGTCGCCCATGTCCATGGCCTTGTAGACGAGGGTATCGGCCACCTTCAGACGCCGCTCCCGCTCGATGCGCGCGTCACGCTCAGCCAGGAAGGCCCGAGCTCCGTCCCGGTGCTTGCGCACGAGCTCCTGCAACTCTTCGTCTGTGGGCTGCGGCTCGGGCAGATTCCACGCATAGACGCGGGCGTCTTCGGTTTGCGCACCGGTCTCCTTGTCGACTGCCTGGCCGACCCAGAAGTCCTTCCCGTGCGTGGCGTTGGGAAACCGCTGCTGCAGGCAATAGATGAGCTCGTCGTGTGTGAGCATGGATCCTCCTTACTGATTGCGCAGGTGAACCGCGCGCAGGTAGTGCATGTAGAAGCTATTGCGCAGGCCCACGAGCACGTATGGGGCGGGAAGGTCGGCGTAGCCAGAACTCTCGCCGGTGGAGACCGCACCGAACTCCACGATGCCGCTGTTCCACTGAACCTGGGCTCCAGCGCCCGCCTTGCCAGCGTTCAGGTTCCCGAGGTAGTCGGACAGCCACTGCCCGGCCCACTGCATGTAAACGTTGCCGTTCTGCGTGAACCTTCCGCCACTGCTCATGATGACGTCGCCACCCAACCACAGATGGCGCGTCACGGTGGCGTCGCCATTTGCGTCGAATCGGAACGCGTTCGTAAAGGTGCCCACGTGGAATGAGATGTACGGCACCGCCGTATCGCTGCCGCCGGCATAGCAGTCGATCGCCGCCAGATGGCGAACGCCCCACTGTGTCCAGCGGATGCCCATGTAGGCAGCCACGTTGCTGGGGCAGTCGACTTGGAGCGCAGGGGTCCGGTTGCCGTTCCATTGATTGAAAGCGCCACCAATGGAGTCGGTGCCGTTGGAGGA